ATTACAACAAATATCTGGAGATCCCTAGAGGTAGCAACAAATACCCTGTCTAGCGGTCTTTCCACAACCAACCTTCCAGCAACCATCGGCACGGATTCTCATATCCTTGTACTAGATGAGCAGTATACACCATACGATTGCAATCCTGGCGATGGCTTCATCAAGGGTGCATACAACTATGACACAGGTGTTGTACAGAGATTCGCCCTTACCGCAACTGCGTCCGCTGCTGGTAACTTGACAGGTCAAGCATCTGCTGGCGATGCGGTGATTGCTGCAAACGAGTTTAGAAACTTCCAGATCAGAATCGTGGAAGACACCGTTAACACAACTGCGGTTGGTCAACGAAGAATTATTTCTTCACACACTGCTGGTCCATCGCCAGTGTATACACTTGGTGGTGGTAACTGGACGGTAACCCCGTCTTCTAGCGCGAAGTTCGTCATTGAGTATCCAAACCTCATTGTGGTTCGTAGCACGGCTACCACAACCACCTATACCTACAACTACATGGATGCCACGATCAACAACGGCACCAACAGCATTGCGACAAACTCATGGTCAACAGCATATTTTGCTGTTGGCTCTGCTGCAAATGCGGCTGGTGGTTTCTGGATTCCATCTTTTGGAATTAGACCAGACATACCGAGAAACTCAAGACACTCGTTCTGCTATTATTTCCGTGGAGGTAACACAGCTACCGTCGATCTATTTGATATTGCTGGTGGTACAACTGGAGCGTGGACTGCAAACATCGTAATTGACGGTGCTGTAACAATGAACACTGGTTCGTGTGCTGCATATGCTCCTTTCGGTCAGGAAGGTAGAATGGGATACATCAATTCCTATGTTGCATCTGGTATTAGCCAGATCTTTAGATTTGATGTCAAGCACAGAGTTCTAAGTCCATACGCCCCAACGGATGATCTACAGGCTGGTACTGCTGCGGTTGGAAACCGACTTGCAGCATATGTGGCTTTGGATGGAACGGATGTCTATGATGTCGTTCTACTGCAATCACATCTAGTCGCTAGAGCGCAAGAACTAATACCGCTGGTATAACACAATGACAATAGAAGAAATCATTCAAATTTTAGAAAACAAATTGGTATTCTTAAATACGCAAAAATGTATTTTTACATCTCAGGGTGATTTATCTTCCACTGAGAGGGTAAATGGAGAAATACTTATTACTGAGTTAACTCTAACCAAACTCAGAAATATAGATTGACAGTCACAAAATGTTGTGGTATAAATACCCTCACCTACCAGTAATGGGTGAGGGTATCTTTTAAAGGAACAAATATGATATTCGATGAACAAATTGCCAGAAAACCAGATCATTATCCTTGGACAGCCGAATTTATCAAAGCAATGCACAATGGCTTTTGGACAAGTGATGAATTTTCGTTTAATAGTGATATTCATCAATTTAAAACAGAGATGACAAAGGAAGAACAAGAAATCATTAAAAGAACTCTTTCTGCAATTGCTCAAATAGAAGTAGCAGTAAAGAAGTTTTGGGCCAAATTGGGAGATAATCTTCCACACCCATCAATTACTGATTTGGGTTATGTTATGGCTAATGTAGAAGTAATTCATAATAATGCATATGAAAAACTTCTTACCGTTCTTGGATTAAATCATATATTTGAGGAAAACCTCAAGTTAGATATCATTGCGGGTAGAGTAAAGTATCTGAGAAAGTATAATCACAAGTATTATGCCGATTCAAAGAAACAGTACATTTACTCTTTAATTCTGTTTACAATCTTTGTCGAAAATGTTTCTTTATTCAGTCAGTTTTATGTCATCAATTGGTTTAATCGTTATAAGAATGTTCTTAAAGACACATCACAACAAACTGCATATACTGTAAGAGAAGAATTATGCCACTTCCTGATTGGTGTGAAACTCATTAATACGATTAGAGAAGAACACCCAGAATTGTTTGATGCGGAATTAGAGGAAAGAATAATTCACGAATCACAACAAGCACTCGCTTCTGAATTTAAGATTGTTGATTGGATGATTAATGGATTTGATGAACCAGGCTTGAATGCAGATATTCTTAAGGAATTTATCAAGAACAGAATGAATGAATCTCTTGAACAAATTGGTTTTAGACCTGCATTTGAGGTTAATCAAGAACTCCTTAAGGAAACCGTGTGGTTCGAAGAAGAAATTTTAGGTAACAACATGAGCGACTTCTTCCACAAAAGACCAACAGAGTACGCAAAGAAATCTCAGTCTTTTGATGAAAGTGAATTATTTTAAAAGGAATTGTATGAAAGATTATTATTGGCTTAATGAAGATTCTATTAAGTTTTTGAAGAATGGTTATTTAGAAGAGGGAGTGGAACCAGAGAAGAGATATAGAGACATAGCAGAACGCGCAGAAGAAATTTTAGGAATAAAAGGTTTTGCTGATAAATTTGAATCCTACCTTAAAAAAGGTTGGTATTCTTTAAGTTCTCCTATCATTGCAAATTTTGGACTTAAGAGAGGATTACCAATCTCCTGTAATGGTAGTTTATTGGATGATTCTTTAAGTTCCATTCTCGACAAAGTAACAGAAGTCGGAATGATGACCAAGCACGGCGCGGGTACATCTATATTTGTTGGTAATTTGCGTCCAAGAGGAAGTCCAATTAGTGTTGGAGGAAAAAGTTGTGGCTCTGTTCACTTCTTGGGTCTTTTTGATGCGGTCGTGGATATTGTTTCTCAATCAAATGTAAGAAGAGGTTCTTGTGCTGCTTATCTTCCGATTGAGCATCCAGATATAAAAGAATTCTTGAAGATTCGAAGTGAAGGACATCCGATACAGCATTTGTCTATTGGTGTTACAGTAACAGACAAATGGATGCAAGAGATGGTGGACGGAGACAAGGAAAAGAGAACTCTTTGGGGTAAGGTAATTCAAAAGAGATGTGAGACAGGATATCCTTATATTTTCTTTACAGATACGGTAAATAACAATGCACCACAGGTGTATAAGGATAAGGGTCTTAAGATCAGTGCAAGTAATTTGTGTAGTGAAATTGCTCTTCATAGTTCCTCTGAAGAATCGTTTGTTTGTAATCTTTCTTCAATGAATATTCTTCATTGGGACGAATGGAAAGATACTGATGCTGTGGAAACTTTAACATATTTTTTAGACGCAGTAATGACGGAATACATCGAAAAAACAAAAGATATTCCAGAATTAAACGCAGCCAATACTTTTGCCCATAATCAAAGAGCATTAGGTATTGGTACTCTTGGGTGGCATTCTTATCTTCAATCAAAGATGATTGCTTTTGAATCGCTTCAAGCAAAATGGTTGAATGTAGACATTCATAAGTTTATTTTAGAGAAAAGTCACGCAGCAAGTAAAGAAATGGCTATTCGTTATGGTGAACCACCATTACTTAAGGGCTATGGTATGCGAAATGTAACAACTTGTGCAATTGCACCAACAACCTCAAGTTCGTTTATATTAGGACAAATCTCACCCTCTATTGAACCATTAAATAGTAATTACTTTGTAAAAGACTTAGCAAAAGGTAAATTCACATATAAGAATCCTTACCTTGAGAAATTGTTGAAAGAAAAAAATAAAAACACTCAAGAGGTTTGGAAATCTATATTGGTGAAAGGTGGTTCTGTTCAGCACCTTACATTCTTGTCGGAAGAAGAAAAGAATGTGTTCAAAACATTTGGAGAGATTTCTCAGAAAGAAATCGTCATTCAAGCAGGACAAAGGCAAAAATATATCGATCAGGCACAATCATTGAATCTTATGATTCCTCAGAATGTTCCTGCCAAAGATATAAATCTTTTGTTGATTGAAGCATGGAAACTTGGCGTCAAGACTCTCTATTATCAGAGAAGTACAAACCCATCCCAAGAATTGTCTAGAAATATTTTAGATTGCAAGAGTTGTGAATCTTAAATTGAGGCTTGACAAGATTCGTGTGGACTGATACAATATCCGCATGAAGAAAACGCTAATCCTTTCCGTACTAATCAGTCTGTTTGGGTGTCAAGCCCAGCAGACTGATATTATTACTGAGATTCATCGTCCCGATGGTAGTATTGAAAGGTATGTCAATAAGAGCAGTGGTTATGGATACAATCCAAATGTCACAGGTAATGTGAATGTAGGAGGTATTCAAGGTGCCAATAATGTGAGTATAAATGGTGGTTATTATTCCTATCCATTTTATTCTTATCCCCAATTTTATACTCCAGGCGCAGCGCCCATTCCAGTAGATTTAAATGTTTATAATTATAATCCTATTGTGAACTGGAATGGGCGCTACTACCGCGCACGCCCTTATTGATTCTTTCTGAGATCCTGTTTCATAGATTCAATTAACGACTTCAACATAGTAATCTCACTCTTGAGTTCCATGGTCGTTTGATCTAAGATAGGTTTATCATCTCTGCCGATGAGAAGATTCAATCTTCTCTCGCATTCTCTTAGACGATTTTCTACATCGTCAATCATTTTTAACTTAGTACCTGACGAGATATCTTCCTTTTGAAGTAAGGAGATATCTTTTTCTATTACGACAATTCGGCTTTCAATTGTCGTTACTCTTTCTACATCAGCAAACTTTGTGCTGAAGTAATAGTACATAGCAAAGAATACCACCGTCAGTATTGGCAATAAATTGCCAGCTACATCTAACAGTCTTTCGGATGTTGTTTTCTTTTCTGTACTCATTATTGTCTCCCTTATAGTTAGGTTTCTGAGACATAATGTATAAATGAACGCTAAATAGTTATATGTTAATTGCTGGCATAGACTATTCTCTTTGCGGCCCTTCCATTTGTATATACAATGGAAACGGAAAGTCTTTTACATTTAAAGATTGCTCCTTTTATTTTCTTACAAACACTAAAAAATTTGCCACATACTTTGGTAATAATATTATTGGCGAAAACTTTGACGAATTCAATCACGAAGTTGAAAGATATCAAACAATTGCTGATTGGGCTCTTGAAGTCGTTATGGGTTGTGATCAAGTATGTGTTGAAGGTTACGCATACGCAGCACAGAGTAATAGAGTATTTCAAATTGCCGAAAACACAGGTTTATTGAAGTACAAACTTTTTCAACTCGGAATTCCTGTTACTATTGTACCACCAACAGAAGTAAAGAAATTTGCTACAGGTAAAGGTAATGCGGATAAAAATTCAATGTATTCATTCTTTGAAGCAGAAACAAAGTGTAGTCTTAAGAATATTTTTTATCCAACTAATACGCCAAAAGAAATTACGAGTCCAATATCAGATATTTCAGACTCGTATTTCATATGTAAGTATTTGTTTGAAAAAGTAAAAGAAGTTTAATTTTTTCTCTTTTTCTTGATAATTTGAGATACTGTCTTTCTGCGATTCTTTAAGTACGAGTCTGTCTTATCAGAATCACCATCATTATCCATATCATTGTCTTCTTTGCCTACTGGATCTAATTTTTCAGAAAGCAAGAACATCATTTCTTCAGTATCTTCGTTTTCCAAAACAACAATACCAGTTTCATCAAGAGCTTCTTTAATCTCTTGTGGAAGTTCGCCGTTAATTGCCAAAGAGTATCCTTGCGATTCAACCTTGAAGTAGGGATTTCCTACCATTTTTCCTGTTCTACGAATCATATTTTTTTTCCTTTTCGATCCCAATAACGGATCATACGAATCAATTCCATTTGTGGTTCCTGTTCCTTGAACCGTTCCTAATTGAGTTCCTGCCACTCCTTGCAGTTCCTCGGAAAAATTAACAATAAAATCTGATAATTTGTTCTTGTAACTATTTATGCTTTTTAGTTTCCTAAAAAGTCTTCTTTCTTCAATTGGCTCCATATCTTTTGTGTATGGTTGAACATTCTCAAAGACATTGAAGTTCTTGGTGTTGGCTAAAGATCGCGCTCTCATATAAAGAATCTGATCATTTGTTATTTTTTTGAATACATTCTTAAGCGTACCGATCAATTGATT